AGCGGCCTCTCAGTCTCCACGAATCCATTCCTCTACTGTGACCCCGGCAGCGTTGCACTATGTTTTCGCTTGCCTTTCTATCCAGATTTCGAGCGCCTAATTTTTACACTCGCAACACCGCCGGATTCCTTCGGTGTTTCCTTGCCGCCCTCTTCGTCGTCACCTCGTCGCTCGACAATCACCACGCCAGCCTCGGCACCCTTGTATTTGCACTGCTCGCGTAATCGGTGCCACGGCAGGTCTCCACCGTCGATCGCCCACTTGAGGCACCCGGCATCCTGCTCTACACACCACACGATGATTCGCGCTGACAGCTCGTGCAACGGCGATACAGACCACGTCTCGAAATTCCCGGCGCGCACGAGCGCGCGGCGCATCTCGTGCCAGCGTCGCGCCTTGCCGAGGCTCATCCGTAGGCGGTCGTGAATCCCGGCAAAGTGGTCCTTCATCGAGCGCAAGCGGTGGAGGTGATCGGTCAAATGTAGCTCTCGCCCGTTGCACCGGATGACGAGCCTCTGACCGTCTGCCTCTAACGCCAGGACCGAGACCTGACTGTGTGGTTCCACCACTACCGCCGGCCGCAAATACGACAGCTGCGCCTTCACCTTCGCGCTCTGGCGCTTGAACACGAGCGCGATTCGCTTGATCGGCCACTCTCCAGACGCGATCTTGTCGAGCACGTCTCCCATGTACTTGTCGCGAGCGACCGCGGGCATGTAGATCGGCAGCTCCTCGAGCCCGGCGGTCGCCGCCGGAAGCACCCGGACGCGGATCATAAACCCACCCGGGTCGCGATCTACCCGCCCGCCGCCCTGGTGCACCTGGAATGCTAGCGCCCGGTAGGAGTCCATGTGCGCCAGTCGCTCGACACCAGCGAGAATCTTCCGCCCCGACCGCTGCCACGCTCCCTTGACGTGCGTGTCTACGCCTAGCCGGGCCACCGACGACAGCTTGTCCCGGTACTCGACGAACACCGACGGCTCGAGCTTCACCCCCTTGGCCCTGAGATAGCGCTCGGCCATGCGGTGGTTTCCGAAGCGCGCGGCCTCGCGCGCAGCCGCGGTCAACAGCTTCCACTGCTCCTTGCCGGGCGATACCAGCGGCACAGTCACAACGCGCGAAGTGAAGGCGGGAGCAGACTTCTCCGCTCCCGCCCCGTCTCGGCCTGACCTGTCATGCGGCGACTGAGAATCGCCTCGTGCAGCAGATTCCTCTGCTGCGCCTCCGGACTGGAGGTGTGGAGTTACAGCGGCCGACGTTGGATTCATGCTTCGTTCCATAACGGTTCACGTGAAACGTCACTTGTGTCTAAGGTTACGGACATATGTGTCTGGCGACACGTGCGACACGCGTGTCGCTTTCGCGCTCGTCCACATACCGACGGTATTCACCGTTTTAGTGGAACCCGCATAGTACCTTTTTTCGAGCCGCACGCTTCCCTGGTTCCATTCCCACATGCCACGGTGGAATTTCCAATGTACGCCCTCGACCCAATCAGCATCTACATCGGCGCCTCTATCGTCGCCCTGGTCGTCGCGGGAGTCTGGGCGCTGCACCACTGGCGCGTGAGCAACGAGGTCCGCCGGAAGGTCTACGGGCGCAACTCGTAATGCGCGACGGGGATGGGGGGATGGGCGGAGTCCTACAGTGCACGGAAGCGGCGCCGCTCGCACGCGTTCTCGATCCTGCGAGCATGGACCTGGAGCTCGCGAGCGTCGATACAATCGAGAAGTGCGCAGCGATCTCGCGCGAAGCGACGGGCGTGGCAATCGCGGCCCTGCTGACGCGCTCGATCTGCGCAGGCAGAGCGCAGGCAATCGCCGGCCGAGGCGACAGGGCCACGTATGAGCTCGCAACGGCGTTCGGCTGCTCAAAGAAAACGATCGAGCGCCTGGGCGCTATCTACCGCGAGGTCATCAAGCCGCGAATCGAGAGCGGCAACACCCAGTTCATGCTTGAGGAGCAAGGTTGGTACTCGGTTGCCGTTCAGGCGGCACCCATCGTCGAGCGACCCGCGGTCGAGCTCCTGGAAGAAGCCGAGGCCAAAAAGAGCAAGGACCAGCGGTTCACCGCGACGAAGTGGAAGCGCGAACTGGTACCACCGTGGCGCAACACCACGAGCGAGGGCAAGAAGTTGTGGAGTCTCCTGAAAAAACTCGCCAAGTGGGACGACCTGGACATTCGCGAAGCCGTCGAGGGCGCAGACCCGCGCGCTCTACTCGATACCGCGCGCGACGCTTTGGTTGCGGCCCGGACCGCTCTTGAGCTCCTCGAAGAGCGCGCGAAGGGTAGGATCGAACCGTGAGCGAACGCATCAATATCGCGGAGTTGGAGCACGATGTTGCCGCATGCGGCACGTGCTCAACCTGCGCCATTCTGGCTCCGTTGCTGCGCCTCGCGCGGGCGGCAAAAGAACGGGAAGACACATCAACGACACTCGACAAGGCACTGGTGGTGAGTCGGGGGAACCTCGTTAGAGAGGCGCGGGAACAAGCCTTAGCGGCCCGACTGGCGATCTTCGAGGCGTTCGCTGCCTTCGACTTCGACACGGAGTGACCAGTGAGTTACGCGCTGAAGTCACCGGGTGATGCGGCCCCTATCCCGTCGACTTTTGCCATGACAAAGCAGCAGTGCTGGGCCTTGGGCTTCGAGTACATCGCAGCACTCTCGCCGGAGTTTCGCGCGCGATATTGGCATCGCTGGGACGCATCGCGGAAATGGGCCACACGTCGCGGTTGGTGCATCATCAAGGTGAAACTCGTCGAGGAGGACTCGTGACACCGAGCGAGCATGGCAAGGAGCCGGGCGCCTGCATCCATTGCGGACTCTCGCAGAACGAACACCACCGATTTGGGGCCAGCTCATGACCGAACGCTTCCTCACCTCGGACGAGCTCTGCGACGAGCTCCACATCTCCCGTCGGAGCCTGCGTCGCCTGATCTCCGACGGGACTCTTGAGGCCGGCGTCCAGTACGTGCGCATCGGCAGGGTGCTCCGGTTCAGCCGCCTGGACGTTTTGGCCGTCTTCAGGAGAGAAGCGACCAAACGAGCATCCCGGCCGGCCGCGGTGGTGTCAGCGCTCGAGGAGCTCGCGGAGTCGTAGCAATGGGCTGTCGCATCAGAATCGTCAAGGGCAGAATCACCTACCGCCTGTACTGGCTCGGCACCGAGTCACAGGAGGGCACCGGACTGCCGGCCACGACACGCAACCTCGATGTCCACCGGCGCGCTGCACGGAAGGTCGACGCGATGATGCGCGCGGGGCGGTTCTCCGAGGCCGATTACCGGCACTACTTCGCATTCGGCTCGCGGCGCCAGATCATCGGGTTGCCAGCGTGGCACCAGCGGCGTAGCGCGCGCGTGGCGCACATGACCGTCCGCGAGTACGGCTCCCGCTGGCTCGAGGCGGTCGCGCCGCCGGCGATCTCGGTGAACCTGCACAAGGACCACCGCGCATCGCTGAAGGCTTGGGCGTATCCGCTCATCGGCGACGTTCGGCTGTGCGACATGAACCTGCTGGTCGTCCAGGGCTGGCAGGCGAAGCTCTTCGCCAAGGGTCTGGCGCTCGCCTCGGTACGGCACGCGATGACGTCGACGTTCAAGGCGCTCTGGAAGCACGCGCGGATCTCGGCGAAGGGAGAGCAGCAGCTCGGCGACCCCTTCGAGGGCCTCTCCTGGCCGCAGTCGATCCGCGAGGCGCCCGACCCGATCCCCGCCGACGAGGAGACCGAGATCCTCGAGCACTTCCGGAAGAAGCGGCCGAACTACTACCCGCTCGTCGCGACCCTGCTCTGGACCGGCGCGCGCCCGTCGGAGCTCACCGGCCTCTTTTGGAAGCACTTCGACCCGCGTTTAGGGAAGCTGGCGATCGTACAGGGTCGCGTTCTGGGCATCGTCGGACCGACGAAGACGGCCATGTCGCGGCGGACGATCCCGTTGGCGCCGGCGCTGGTTGAGCTGATCCGCGGGATCATGCCGCTGCACCCGGACCCCGAGGGCGCGATCTTTCTGAACCCGCGCAGCAACCCGGTCGAAACGCGCGCGTTCTCGAAGTGGATCTGGGGCCCGACGCTTCGTGCGCTCGGCCACAAGGCGCGCCGCCTCTACACCACCCGGCACACCTACATCTCGAAATCGCTCACCGCCGGCGCGAATCCGAAGCATGTCGCCGAGTACGTTGGCACCTCGCTCGTGCAGATCCAGAACCACTACGGCCGCTACATGGGCGCCACGGACGTCGACCCCCTGACGGCCGCGACGCGGCGAAACCCGGATGATTCCAGGGTCCGTCAAGCAACACGCGCGGCAACTGCGCGTAAAGACTAAGGTATTAAGATGCTACTCCTACTGTATCGCCCAGTGCTGGAGCACGGCGCGCCGCACCTTAAGTACGCGCCACAGCTAAGGAATAGCCTCATCCAGGCTGCAAGCATTCCGGATCAGATCCGGCCAAAAAGTACCGCTCGGTGCGCCACGGTGCGGCGAAAGGCGGACATGTTCCGTCGCGTCGCATGAGATCCAACGGCCGCGACGAGGATGGCCTATCCATCCCTGACGTCATCGCCATCAGGGCAACCGAGAAAGCCCTGCTCTGCCGCATCGGCACGCGCGAGCTCGTCGTCTCGAGCTGGCTCTCGTGAGCGCGCCAGCCTATGAGGCGTTTCTCGCCGGCAAGAGGAAGCTCGCCGAGCCGGTCGGCTTCGACGTCGACCCGGGCAGCCTGAGCGCAAAGCTGTTCCAGTTCCAGCGTGACATCGTACGATGGGCACTCGCTCGCGGTCGTGCCGCGATCTTTGCTGACACCGGCCTCGGCAAAACGCCCATGCAGCTCCATTGGGCACGCGAGGTTCACCGGTACACCGGCAAGCCCGTGCTGATCCTCGCCCCGCTAGCGGTGGCACCGCAGACGCAGCGCGAAGGCGTCAAGTTCGGCGTCGACGTCACGGTCTGCCGCACGGCTGCGGATCTAACCGACGGCATCAACGTCACCAACTACGACCGGCTTCACCTGTTCAACGCCGCCAGCTTCGGTGCGCTCGTCCTCGATGAATCGGGGTGCATCAAGGGATTCGACAGCGCGATCCGCAAGCAGATCACCGACTTCGCGCGCACGATTCACTACCGGCTCGCGTGCACCGCTACGCCGGCGCCGAACGACCTGATCGAGATCACCAACCACGCCGAGTTCCTCGACGTGATGTCAGGCAAGGAAATCCTGGCTCTGTTCTTCAAACAGGACGGCAACACCACCCACGCGTGGAGACTCAAGGGTCATGCTCGCGAGGACTTCTGGCGATGGATGGCGTCATGGTCGGTGGCAATCCGTAAGCCGTCTGACCTCGGTTATCCCGATGATGGATTCATCCTGCCACCGCTGGAGATGTCCGAGGTGATTGTCGAGTCGAAGCCTATTCCCGGCGAGCTGTTTGCGATCAACGCGACATCCCTTGGTGACGTGCGCGCCGCGCAGCGATCGTCTCTCACCGAACGTGTAGGGAAATGCGCCGCGCTAGTGAATGCGTCAGACGAGCAATGGGTTGTCTGGTGCAATCTCAACATTGAAGCGGACGCACTAGCTGCAGCTATCCCCGATTCAGTGAATGTCAAGGGCTCGGACTCAACCGAGTTCAAGGAACAAGCCGCGCTCGATTTTGCATCGGGGAAGATCCGCGTTTTGGTTAGTAAGAGCCGCATTTTTGGCTTCGGAATGAACTGGCAACACTGCCGAAACGTTGCCTTCGTCGGGCTCTCGTACTCTTTCGAGCAGTTCTATCAGGCCATCCGCCGATGCTGGCGATTCGGTCAAACCAAGACTGTCCGGTGCCACATCGTGATTGCCGAAAACGAGGGCGCGGTCAAAGCGTCGATTGAGCGCAAGGAGAAACAGGCGATGGAGATGATGGCGGAGATAGTGGAGCGGATGGCAGGGCTGCAGCTCGGCGGACAACATCGCGATGTGATGACGTACCGAGAGGACGTCGCCACCGGCGACTGGTGGGCACTCTATCTCGGTGACGTCGTCAAGCGCCTCGCTGAATTGGAGAGCGATAGTGTCGGGTTGACAGTCACCTCACCACCTTTTCCGTCTATGTACGCATACACCAATAGCCCGCATGATATCGGTAACGTGAACAGCCTCGAGCAGGCGATCAATCACCTCAAGTATCTAATTCCAGAACTCCTCCGGGTGACGATGCCGGGGCGGTCTTGCTGCCTCCACCTGACGCAATCCGTGGCCTTCAAGGGTGTCGACGGATACATCGGCGTCAAGGACTTTCGCGGCGCGATGATCCGCGCGATGGAGGACGCCGGTTGGATCTACTACGGCGAGGTAACGATCGATAAATGCCCACAGCTTAAGGCGATCCGCACGAAGGATCGCGGCTTGCTGTTCAAGACCCTGGCGACCGAGAGCGCGCATATGCACATGGCGCTTGCTGACTACCTGCTACAGTTCCGGAAGCCGGGGGAGAATCCCCATCCGATCCGCGCAGGAATCTCCGAAAAGTACAACAACGCCGACGGATGGATCACTCAAGAAGAGTGGATCGAGTGGGCGGCTCCCGTCTGGTATCGGCAACGCCCCGACTATCCCGGCGGTATTCGCGAGACCGATGTCTTACAAGTTTCAGTTGCTCGCGAGAAAGAAGACGAGCGCCACCTGTGTCCGCTTCAGCTCGGGGTGATCGAGCGTGCCGTCAAGTTGTGGAGTGCTCCCGGCGACCTCGTTCTCGACCCGTTCAATGGTATTGGATCGACAGGCTACGTCGCGCTCAAGCTGAATCGAAAGTATGTCGGCTTCGAGTTGAAAGAGTCGTACTGGCGCACCGCGACGCGTAATCTGGCCCGTGCTGTTTCCGAGCGTGACCAGGGCGGACTGTTTTCCATGGCAGTTCCGGCAGCGTGACAATCAGAGTTTTCGCGCCGGACTCTCCTCCCGGCGCGAGCGCGAGGCTGACGAGGAGGATGTGGATGAAGGATGCGATTGACCCGCCGCACTACAAGGATCTGAACCCCGAACCGATCACCGTCATCGAGGGTTGGCGTCTCGGGTACCACGAAGGCAATATCGTCAAGTATATC